ATGGAAAAACAGGAAAAACAAGCAATAGAAATATTGCATATGATGTGCGGGAATAACGGGTGCGTAATTTCTGATAGTGGCGGGAAAGACAGCAGCGTATTAAAGCATATTGCATTAAAGGTAAAAAACAGATACGGATTGGAATACAAGATAAGACACAACCATACAACAGTAGATGCACCAGAAACTGTGTATTTCATAAGAAGAGAAAAAGAAAAATACGAGGCAATGGGAGTACCGTACGAAATATTCTATCCTGCACAATCAATGTGGCAGTTAATTGTAAGCCATGGAACACCGCCAACACGAATTATGCGGTATTGCTGTAAAGATTTAAAAGAAAATACAGGACTGGGCGAAAAGTTAGTAACAGGAGTAAGAAAAGCCGAAAGCAGGAACAGAAAAGAAAATCAAGGAATAGTTACAATTACGAACCCAAAGAAAAAATTAGTGAGTGAGATAGAAGAAAATGAAAATTTTCAATTAACAAACAAGGGGGGGTGGTTGTTCTTAATTTAGATAATTCGGAAACACGAAGAATAGTAGAAAACTGTTATAGGACACAAAAGACGTTAATAAATCCATTGATAGACTGGGACGATGATTTTTTATATTGGTACATACGAAAAGAAAATATTGAATTAAACCCGCTGTATGGTTGTGGCTGGGGTAGGGTTGGCTGCATAGGCTGCCCGTTGGCTGGTAAACATAGGTGGCGAGAATTTGAAAGATACCCAAAATATAGAGATGCGTATATTCGTGCGTTTGAAAAAATGATTGATGAAAGAAAACGAAGAGGGTTAAAAACTATGGAAATGTGGAGTACAGGGAAAAAAGTATTTAAGTGGTGGATGGAAGATGAAAATTTAGACGGTCAATTAGCATTTGATTTAGATGGAAATATTTACGAGGAATACACATAAGCGGCAATGAGCCGCACCAGTGCCGTTAGTTCAGTTGGTTAGAGCAACCGCCTCATAAGCGGTAAGTCATGGGTTCGAGTCCCATACGGCGCATTGAAAGCAGGAACGTGGCAACCTGCGACAGCGTGGCAGCAGGCGAACAACTACACGCTGGGTGCTGTGAATTTGGAGCAGTGGGCACGCCAACTAGAGAGTGTGTGGATGGTCAACAGGTTTTAGGCAACTTTTTAATGCGAAAAGGGGCAACACAGCATACAAAGCCACTACAGGAGCGTGGGCAATATGAAAACAAGAGCACCGCCGGGAAGAGAGGGAAGTATGGAACGCACAAAAGATTTTTATAACGGCATGAATTATGCAAAAAAACAATTACAGCAACGGGAACATGAAAGACGCAGAAGAAAACGATATTTCATTAAGCAGAAATTATGCGGGATTGCAGTAATAGCGGTGTTGGGAATCGCAACACCGTTTGCACCTCTTTTGGATTTGGATATTATCACGATTTCAGCATTTTTCATGCCGATAGCATTATCACTTACCTTTAGTAAGGAAATGTGGATAATGGACGCTTATTATTGGGAAGTAAAAGAAAGAGAGGAAAAACATGAGCAGCATGTACATAAGAAGCCAAGACAGAGAAAAGCTGTATAGACTGGGTGGAAATTACGCATGTGTGGAGTATGGAAGTGCAACAGCAAGAGTAAAAAAGGGGCAAGAGCCAAAAGAAACACATAGCATTTTTATTTCTGACGGAGTATTAGAAGAAATAGGAACATACGAAACAAAAGAGCGGTGTTTAGAGATTATAGACGAAATACAGAAAGTGAGTGTTTCTTATTTGTATTCAAAGGGCAGCACCGGATTTTTAAAGGGTGCGCCAGCATTTCCACCATTTGCAGCGGAAATACCAAGAATATACGAAATGCCAGAGAAATAGGAGAAAAATCAATGAAAATTAAAATTGTACAGCATGTGCCAACAAAGCCAAGCCCGGAAGTAGGCAAGGTATACGAGGTAACAAAGATAAACGAGAGAAGCAACCGACAAGGCGGCACAGTATATTTTGTAATGTGTGAGGGCGTAGAGGTGGGCGTGCTTGGAAGAGAAATGAGGATTGTAGAGGATGGGGCTGTAGAAGAATGACATTACAGTCGCATTTCTTAAATGTGGCATTAAAGCACAACATGGAAACAAGGAAGTTCCGCCCGATAAAGATAGAGCAGCGGGCGCATATAGACGGTTTTGTATCTGTCATAGATGCAATGACAGTAAGACAGAAATATCACGAAGAGGTAGGGGAACTACTGAAAAACGCCGCATAGAAAGGAGAGTAAACGGCATGAGATTTTTAGATTATCTTTTTCATGGCAAAGAATTAAAAGCCATAGGAAATTATTTTAAAATGCTGAACGGCTACAGCCCAACATTTACCAGCTTTAGCGGCGGTGTATATGAAATGGATTTGACAAGGACAGCGGTAAACAATTTTGCCACTCATTGCAGCAAATTAAAGCCAGAGATTGAGGGCAGTGCCCTTAAAACATTGGAAAAGACATTACAGCATAAACCAAATTATTTTATGGACACGACAAAATTTATTAAGCGTCTGGCAACGTATGTGGCTGTAGAGCATACAGCGTTCATTATTCCGATAGAGGACGAATACGGGCGTTTATGCGGCTGGTATCCATTGCGTGCCGAACGCTGCGAGGTAATAGAGTGCGAGGGGCAGTTATATTTGCGTTACCTGTTTGCAAATGGCAGTTATGGAGCTATTGAGTTTGAGCGTGTGGGGATTATGACAGATTTTGAATATAAAGACGATCTGTTTGGAGAGGATAACAGCACACTTGCACCCACAATGCAGTTGATACATACGCAAAACGAGGGAATCATAAACGCAGTAAAAAACTCTGCAAATATCCGATTTTTAGCAAAGGTTGCAAACATGCTGAAACCAGAGGATATAAAGAAAGAGCGCAAGCGTTTTACAGAGGACAATTTAAGCGCAGACAATGATAGCGGAATGATTATTTATGATAATAAATTTTCCGACTTGAAGCAGGTAGAGAGTAAACCGTATACACCTAACGCATTGCAGATGCAACACATACAGGAAAATGTTTGTACACATTTTGGTACGAATATGGATATTTTGCAGAACAAATTTGACGAGAATACATGGAACGCCTATTACGAGGGAAAAATAGAGCCTTTTGCAATTCAATTATCTTTAGTAATGACAAACATGAGCTTTACAGAAAGAGAGCGGGCGTGTGGAAATGCTATTTTCTTTTCTGCAAACCGTTTGCAATACGCCAGCAATGCTACAAAGTTGAGCGTAAGCACGCAGCTATTTGACAGGGCATTACTAAACAGAAATGGCGTAATGGATATATGGAATATGGCGCATGTTGAGGACGGAGAAAAATATTATATCCGCAAAGAGTATACAGAGGTAAGCGAACTGCAAAAAGGCAATGAGCCACAAGTAGTTATACAGCAAGTCCCGCAGGCAGGGGAACAGAACCCACAACCAGAAGCGGGAGAAACACAAGACGGACAAACAGAGAAAGAGGGTGTTAATAATGCCAGTTAAAAAAGAACGGGAATACAGAACGCTGGTAACACCACTCACTGCCCAAGTTGCGAGCGATAAGCGCATAAATACAGAATGTTATGTAGAGGGATACGCCACTACATTTAACGTACCGTATCTTTTATATGAATTTGAGGACGGTACAAAGATTTACGAAAGAATTGACGCACACGCACTGGATAATGCAGATATGAGTGACGTTATCATGCAGTACGACCATACAGGCAGGGTATTTGCCAGACAGTCCAACAAAACATTGATTTTAGAGCCAGATGCGAAAGGATTATTTGTGGCAGCAGATTTAAGTAAAACAGATTTGGCAAGGGGCTTGTATCAGGACATTGACGCAGGCATGATAACAAAAATGTCATGGGCGTTTACCGTAGCAGAGGAAAGCTACGACAGGGAAACACACACAAGAACGATTCTAAAAATCAAAAAAGTTTATGATGTATCAGCCGTAAGTATTCCGGCAAATAACGATACTGAAATAAGTGCCCGTAATTTTGCAAATAGGAGTTATGAGCAGGAAAAGCAGGAGTTGCTTAAAAGGCGGGCTATGATACTAAAGATTAAGACGAGCTTATAAAAGCGAAAATGAAAAGGAGAAAAACAGAGCATGAGATTAAAAGAAATTGAGGCAAGATTAGCAGAAATCAGAGAAGAGCTGAACACCAGAGCGGCAGAGCTTACAGACGAAGAAATGACAGCACTTGAAGCAGAGGTAACAGCATTACAGGAAGAAAGAACCTCTTTGCAGGCGGCAGCAGAAAAACGTAAAAATTTACTTGCAAGAATTGCTGCGGGAGAGCCTACAGGCGGCGCAGGCACAGAGCCTACGACATTTAGAAACTTTGCAGGAGCAGGCGGCGCAGGTGCAGCAGCAACAGAGCCAGAGGATAAGTACGACACTGTAGCATACAGAAAAGCATTTATGAACTATGTGTGCAGGGGCGTGGTTATTCCGCAGGAGTATAGAGCGGCAGAAAACACTACAACAGCAGACAGCGGCGCAGTAATTCCAACCTCTATTATGAATGAGATTATTACAAAGCTGGAAAGCTACGGCAGCATTTACGCAAAAGTACGCAAGATTAACGTACAGGGCGGCGTATCCATTCCGATTGCAGATTTAAAACCTACGGCACACTGGATTGCAGAGGAAAAGAGCAGCGATGACCAGAAAGCATCTGCAAAAACTTCTGTAACATTCAACTATTACGGCTTAGAGTGCAAAATTTCACAGAGCATTTTAGCCAATGTCGTTACTCTGAAAATGTTTACTGATCTGTTTGTACCTATGGCAACAGAGGCAATGGTAAAGGCTATTGAGATTGCCATTTTCAACGGTACAGGAGAGGGGCAGCCGCTGGGTGTCACAAAGGACAGCAGGGTAACAACGGTTGTTACGCTGACACAGGAAGAGTATGAGAGCTGGAATGGCTGGCACAAAGTAAAAGGCAAAATGAAAAAGGCGTACAGAAATGGCAGTTTCGTTATGAATCAGTCCACGTTTGATACAGGCATTGACGGCATGGAAGATAAGAACGGGCAGCCGATTGGACGTACAAACTATGGCGTGAACGGAGAGGAAACATACCGTTTCATGGGCAAGAACGTGGAAACTGTAGAGGACGATGTGTTACCGAGCTGGGACGATGCAAACGAGGGAGATGTAATTGCGGTATTTATG